GACGGCCCAACATTTAAGTCCGGACCAATAGATTTAGTGTCTGAGGAAACCGGCGAATCATAGAGAAATTGCAGAATTTCCCATACAGCAGCCTCTCGTTCGGAGTAAATTCCAATCTCTTGACCTATAACAGTTTGCGGCCGTAAATCTATTTCATCGCCAAATTCGTCACGATGACGTTGGTCTATTTCATCTTTAATATCTGATAACCGCTTAGTAACGAAACCAGCGGGCGTTAATCCAAAAGCCATTATGGAACCTCTACTTGTATAGGAATATTATTACCGTTTATAGTTGTAACGTCAAAATTCACATTGAGGCCACGGGTTGCCGTATTCAAGTCTAAGTCGTCAAATCTATTTAGTGTATTGACACCCTCGGTTTTTATAATCACATTTTTTAAAGCGGCATCAATAACCTCAGGTGGTGTTCCTTTTTTAAAAATAATCTGGATATAAGGTAAACCAATTGACAAGTCTAGAAACCATTCGCCTAGAAATGTTTTCAAGTTTTGCTTTAACGATTGAACAATTTCCTCGTCAGACAAATTAGTCGTTAACGAAAATTGGTTATTTTTAAATTCGGCATCGCCATCTAATGTTTGAATTATTTGAGTCATTGTATTTTTCCCGGTAAAATGACGGCTGAACTCGCCGCTGCGCCCGTGACTGGCAATGCGAACGAATCCAATAAACCAAGTCCCGGAACTACTATGTCCCCGGCCCCTAAATTAATATCCGCCGACGTTTTAATATGAGTCAACAAACCTTTACATATTGCAGTCCAAAAAGTAATTGCCTCGGCCTCGGCTGCTCCGGTTAATCCGGTATTTATAGTTTTAATTTCAGTCACAACCAAACTAGCGCAAACCGAATTGGATAATGCCGCCTCAACATTAAAGCTTAAAAGTAGAAAACAAATAATAAATAAATTTTTCATAATTATCCTTTCATTGCATCCAATTTAATTCGCAATAATTCAAATTTCGCAATCGTCGCACCGTTAAACGGAACGCCTATCGCATCCGTTGCGGTTTTCAAGTCAACTAACAACTGGACCAATATATCAAACAACTCATTGGTTCCGTCGGTGATTTTAAATTTTCCGTTATCCAAGATTTCAATATATGAATCTTTATTTTTCAATTCCAAACTTTTGGGATCGGCCACAACGTTCATTATGTTTATTTGACTGGTTAATCCAAGTTCGAAAACAGCATCGGAAATATTAAACCGCCTAGGGTCGTCCGGCGTGACTACCCCGCCCTGAGATAACCATTTATCAATTGAGCGTTCACAAAAACTTATTTTACCCTCGTCTCCGGGGTTAACTGGTAATCTTAAAAAAGCCTCACCCATCCTAGGAAATGCAACTGGAACATTTGAAATAGTTGGCAACTCAATGCTATTATTTTCGGCCTTATATTTTCTTTTCAATAATGGCTTAACGACCGCCATGTTTGTTGATATGTCATAGGAAACAATTTTAGCAGGCAATCCCGTATGAACCTCTATTAACTTGGCGTCGATTAATGTTTGAATCGTTTCCGCCATCGTTAATGTCCGCTGAACTTCTTTGGCCATTATAAAATAACCCCCTCAAACTTCCCGAGCCAATCGCCCTCATGAGTGTCACCTGTATATTTTCCTCTTTGAATTTTAGTGGTCGCGCCCTCGTCACCTAAAGCGATTTGAGATTCAACGAAAATCTTTTTACCGGGTCTAATGTCCGGATTCAAAAGAGTATTAAACTTAAACAATTCCTTAGTTTTTGTCGGAGTCCCAATTAATCCCGACCGAGGGCCAACTTTAATTATTCGACCCGGCTCAGTTACTAGTAGCGGTAAAATAGAAATCTCGCCATCATTAACGGACCATTTAACACCTAGTTGAGCCGTAAGCTGGTCTAGCAAACTAGAAATAGTTCCGGAAAAAGAAAAACCATGATTGTAAGTAATTGGAGTAAATCCTATTATGGGCCCAAGTGATAATTTTAGTTTCGCCAAAGCTTGATTTAAAACTTGTACATTTGTGGCGCCCTTAGCTAGACCGATTTGGATATTTGCAATTTTAATTATTTCCTCGGAATCACCAGCCTCTAAAGTTGTTATAATGTCGGCGCCAACTCTTTTATTTGTGACTCCATTTTCCGCCAAGTCCCCAAAAAACAGAACCGACAAATTGTCACCATAACCAACTTGTAATATTAAGGCCGTTTTATCTTGTTCTATAAAGTTCCTAGACTCCTCACTTAAATTATAGATTGAAATTTTTGCTTTATTTGGATTTGATCCGTCATCTTTTTCAATGTCGAATTTAATTCTGGTTCTAAATATTCTGGCCAACGGTGGTTCGATTAGCCCGTTATTGCCAACAAACTTAGGACCGATAACCAGTTCAGCTTTACGCCCAAATAATACGCCTTTGAGTGCCATTTATCCCGCCTCATCGTAATATAATTTTATTGTCGAACCTAAATTATTTCGACTAGCGTCTCTATTTTCCCCGGTCTCATCCAAGAGGATAAATCTACCCGGTGGCAACTCTTCATCAACGTATTGATCAGTTAGCGGAATATTTGTTAACAAGGGAATGTTGCCTAATAAAATATTTTCAGATGAATCTATTATTGTCATTACCCAAATGTCTCGACGCTTATTGTACGAAAACTCTAATGTAAAAACCACACCCTCTAAATCAATTTCAAAATCGAAATGTTCGGAATCTGAATTTGTCGGTATTTCCAAAAATGCCATTATAATATTCCCAATTTTGTAAACCCTTGAAAAAGAATTGAGCCCTTATCTTTAGCAGCCTCAGCGGCCTCTTTAGAGGACTGTTTACCTTTACTGTTTTTCGCCGACGCATTGGCCTCGGCATCCAATTTAAAAGATGCCGTGAATTCGGTAACTGCAAATTGTATTCGTTTCAACTTGACAGTAAACAGTAAACTCAAACCATCGCTAGAACTTCGCGGAACGCTTAACTCTTGAATAACCATGTCCTCATATGACTGTAGGCCGGTTATGATTTCTATTGGCTCGCCCGCCTCGAAAACTTCTTTTAAATATGTCCAAGCATCCTCGGGTTTTTTTCTAACGCCTTTTACTAGTCCCTCTGAGCCTAAAATTAATCTTTGTAATCCGACCGCGGTAACGCCGGCAACCCCACCAAGCCCAACCGGGAATTCGGAAATTTGACCAGTCAAAGTTAAACTTTCGGGATTTATTCTAACATGGTCGGAAACAACCGAGCCGTCCTCGACTTCATTTTCAGTAACCGTCGCAGTTCTCAAGTGAGTTTCTTTAACGGAAATATCTAAAGTCATTACCCCGATTTGTGGTAACGTTGGAACCTGTAGAATGGTTTTTAATAATGTCATAAATTAATGCCTTTTTGCTTTAATCTATCTTTAATAAATTTCAAATCTTTAGAATCTATCTTTGATGCTATTTCATTTTTACAGCAAGTTTTAAATTTATTTCTAGAACCACAAAAGCAATAATTATTAACAGGCCATTTCATTAAAGGATTCGCATACAATTGAACCTTAACAGTGACGCCGAAAAATGACATGCACCAGTTTTTAAATAAATAATAAAATCCCATTGCTTTGAATTGTAAGTGCATTAATTTATTTTTCAATTGCCGACTCCCCGTCACGAACCGCAGCTCTGAAAACTTCATCTAGTTTTTCGCCTAGATTTAAGAATAGAAAATCCTGGGCCGTTTCAGCATCCATTCCAGTAACGTTTAAATTTATCTCATTCTTAGATGAAACCGAAATAATTCTACCGCTTTTACCGGCTTGGCCAATTGTAGGTCTGTTTTGGTTGGCGGCCGCTGAACTGCTTCCGTTCTCAATGGCGCCATCGATATCCCCCGCTTGTGATGCCAAGTTAAATAAACCTCGACCGCCCGCCTCTGGGGAAAATATGTTTCCAAAATTACTAGCGGCCTCGCTTAACCCACCGAGAAATGATTTTTTTCCTTTGATTACATCAATCGCAATCCCAACATTTTTAAACGCGCCAACCAGTGCCCTTATTGGGAACGTTATAAATTTTATGAAACCAATCATGAATGTTCCGAATGCTTCCATTTTACTTTTAGTAGTTCCAAAGACTATATCTAAAGCCTCTATTAATTTCCCGAAAACAGAATCCCGACCTTCAGAGAATGCAAAAATATCCTCGGCAACCAATGCCATTGCAACAATAATGGCGCCGATGGCTAAAGGGACTAGCGCAATTTTAGCCTGAGCAACCAAAGCGGTATTCCCTAACAGTTTAAAGCTAGCTATTAGGCCGCCGTGAACCCCAAGTAATGCAAACCCTTCGGCTATATTCGCGCCCATTGCTAAGGCATTTAAACCCCATGCAATTAACAAGGCGCCTAGTCCTTTTGTAATTAAACCAATCCCTAAAACTAATCCCAGTCCCAAGATTGTAGATATTAATTTAAAAGTTATTCCTAAAACCTTGTTCCAACCGCCAAAAATTTTAACGACTCCGGTCATCGCCCTAAAAAGGGCCCTGGTTACATCAAAAAGATCGCCCATGAATTCGGCTAAGTTTTCAACAAATTCACCTAGATTTGTTAGGATTAATTCTCTGTTTATCTCGAGTATTTCTAGAAAAGAAAATGCGATTCTTTTAGCCTCAGGTAGTAATTTTTTTCCCAAGTCCCTAGATAGCAAGTCTATTACATCGGTAATATTTGAAAGGATTCCGAAAAATGATTTAGATTGTTTAGTCATCAAGTCAGCGAAACGTCCGGAACCAGTTGTCATACTAATAAATGCGTCCTCGACATTCTTAAAACTAATGTCGCCCGCGGAAATCATTTTAGATATTTCGTCGGTTGTTTTACCTAGGTTTTTTGCAAGTTCATCCAGTAATGGAACCCCTGCAATTGCAAAATCTCTTAACTCTCGACCGGTCAACTGGTTTTGATTTCTAACTTGACCGAAGTTTAAAGCTAGTCTAGACAAGGGAACCGATAGACCCGCCGAAACGTCGCCTAAAAACTTTAATGTCGGTAATAAACTTTCGGCCTCGATATTCATGGCCAATAATTGTTTTGAGCTAGACCTAATTCCTTTTAATGTGAATGGTGTTCGTTTTGCGAAGTCGTCTAGCTCTTTTAATTTTTGAGCGGCGGCCTCAGCGGAACCAAGCATTGTTTCAAATGCAATAACAGTTTGCTCATCTTGGCCGGCCTCATTTAGTAGGAATCCTATAGCGGCGGCGCCAGCGGCGGTTGCAATAGCCAAGCTTTTCAAAGATGCTTTAATAGTATTGATTCCGGCATCAACTTCTTTTAGGGGTTGTTGATCAATATCAAAACCCCATAAAGTAACCAACTCTCGAATTACCTGCTTACTGGCCATTATTTATTCGCCTTATTTCGCGTCTTTTTGCATTTCTTCACGAATATCTAAAATTTCATGAGCGTCAAATAAATCGTCTATCGTCCAATTATTTTTTATTTCCGTTATCGTTGCAATTTGCGGCTCGGAAATGGCCGGTCTCCAAATAAAAAAGTTTACTTGGGACCCGCGCCTATAATCTTTACCGTTTCCTTTACTTTTTCCGCAACGCCGGAAAGTCCGCCCAAAAAACTTTTAAAATTAACCCCCATTGACTCTTTAGCTAGTTTAAGGGCCAATAATGGTTCACCTACCAAAATGGGCGAATCAAACGTTAGGTTTATAGTTTTATGGCTCACGCACGATAAAAGTATCTTAATTTTATCTAACGTTTCTTTTTCATCAATTTTTTGGAAAAGAGTTTCCAAGACTTCCGAAAATTTCGATAAATCAATATTATCAGCACTGCCGTCATCTAGTTTCGCTAAAGATTGGAATTCTCCTAACCCTTGAGTCAACGAGCCGCCAACCGATTTAGTTAACCAAATTAAAACCTTTAAGGAATCCTCAACGCCTAATTTGGTTATCATAAACTCTTTGCCGTCTATCGTTCTTTTTTCTATTGCTTCATTCATTTTTTTGCTCGCTCGTTAAATTTAAGGGAACGTTAAATGTTTGTAAGACGATTAACGTTCCCTTTGGTTATTATTATAAGTTTGTATTTAAAATATTTAAATTAGCGCAATCAATCCGCCAAGGTCTGGCCCCTGATTCTTTTCCATAACTTTTATTGGCCGGCCTAGTTAACCATGCCTCAGTTGCAACTAATTTTTCTTTTCCAGATTTATCAATAATGGCAACTGGTATAATCCCAACACCAGTTCGTTCATCAACCAGCATTAACGCCTCTAAAAAAGCATTATCTTTAGCTAAATGCTGTAATGAAAACTCAATGAATCCTGAAAAGTTATTTGACTTGGAACGAGTCACGTTTCCGCCAACGCCAGTTTTCATTGTAAAAGAATCCTCATTACGTTCGGCCGTAATTTCAGTTCCCTCTTCAAATCCTTCGATTCGTTTAACCCCAACAATTAAAATAACATCGTTAAAGTCATATGTTCCTAATAGTTCACCAGCCGACATAGGGCCCCCTTTTTCTAGATATTAATATTATTAAACGGTAACTACGCCGTCGATTATAACTTTGTTAATTGCTCCGGCTAATTCCCCTGTAAACCTAACGTCTCTAAGAATTCTAGCAACCCTATCGGCCTGACTAGTGTCCGCCCTGAGCGGAACAGTTACTTGAGTTGTCCCGGTAACGAAAATTAAACGACGTTCACCGAGCTTTAATATTTCATCAACTTGAACACCAACCGTTTCAATTCCACCATCGTCGTAAGGGACTTTTTCCTCACTTACGAATAGTCCAAAAACATTCTCTTTTATTCTTGCAACGATAAAATCAATCCCTCGAGTAATATCTACAAATTCACCCGACGCCATCTTGCCCTCGAAAAATATTGCTATTCCTGAAACCAGCGTGTAAGTGTTTCCGTTTTTGCCTTCAATATTAGCTTTTTCAGTTGGCGTAAATTCGTCAAAACTGGCACCGTTAACAGTTTGATATGCCCAGTTAGTAGAGCCCGGATTTTTGGGCGCTTGTAACCCAACCCATGCCGCATGCTTATGTTCTGATAAGTCAGCAGTTGGAACCCATACCCCAATTGTTCTATCGAAATTTTTAGATTTAAGAATCGCCATCAAACTAGTAATGTCAGTTCCGAAGGCTAAATCTTTAGAATCCGCCTCGTTTGTTTGATACATTAATACTTTGATTTGAGTTTCTATATATCCCGCCAACACTAAAATATTAGCTTTAGTAGTTCAGTTGATGTTAATCAATCAATTGTTAATACAGTCGCAAACGTTGGGCCAGTTGGCGAATTAACTTTGGCTCAAGCTCAAGATGATGATTTTTATTTCGTCTTATTTGATACAGCTACTAAAGCTAATATTTTAGTGTTGGCGGGATATATAGAAACTCAAATCAAAGTATTAATGTATCAAACAAACGAGGCG